TGGGACTCCAACGGTCCGGATTTCGTCCTTGATTATCTCAAGGTACTGAAGAAGGATACAGAAGAGTCATTGGTGGATCCTGAGCATGTTTATGCTCACCAGGACGGAGAAATCTCCGTGGCCTGGAACCATAAGTTAGGTCGACCAAAGGGTCCTCTCGGTTATCTATACCGAAGGTTCCCCGACCCAGCTGCTCGTATCAGAGTTATAGGAGCGGCCATTCAGGCCATAACCTATGAGCATGCGACCAAGCATCAACTTGAAAAGTTCAAGTCGAATGTGAGGTCAAACACTCACTCTGACAAAACTATCAGATTTTCTGATAGTCTCCTTCAAAAGCTCGAAAAGCGTTTGACGGTGAGAGTCCGTGAAGTTAATAGGCCATTTGGACCTATTGATCTAACGAACAATGTATTGCCTCTCGAAAGAGACTCCGTACAGACATCGGCTAATAAGTCGACGCTGCGCGCTGCATCGCTCGTGCCATCACTGGCCACGGCACCGTCCACCTATCGTGCAGTACTGGAGCTATATGCAGATACGGTTACGCAGTTATATACTGCGCCCCGCATCTGTAAAACTCACTGGAACTCAATTGTTTCACGAGTCAACGGTGACAGTATTGTCAAGGTACCCGGAAGGGTTAGACTTCGGCCTTTTATGGCTAGAGACTATGACGGTGACATTAAGCTATTCGACGATACTGCTGAATATTCAGCACCAGGAAAGGCCGACTTCGTCGGTCGTCTGGACTTCCTTCAGAAACCTGGAGGTAAGCTCAGATCTGTTGCTAATATCAACAGATTCGTCAACTACACGATGGCCCCCTATGCTAAAGCGCTTGAGGATGTGTTCTACTCCTTTCCTGAAGTGTCGGTCAAAGACCAGCACGACGGATTGAGATGGGCACAACTGCAGCTCAGACTAGACGAGGAGTTAACCTCACTCGATCTATCTGCAGCTACAGATACCCTAGATTACCGAGTATTCACCAGAGGTCTCAAGAGAGACTTCCCTGGGAAGACTGGCTTACTCGAGGAGTATGCAACATACTTCGAAGAGCTGTCGTCACTACCACTTTGGTGTGATGGCGTTGACAGTCCTGTCCAGTTCAAAACTGGACAACCGCTTGGCATGAAGGGATCCTTTCAGACTCTTACAGCTATGAATCTCATGGCAGGCTTAATAGCCTGTAAGAGATCCAATCTACCTACTCACCCATTTAGGGTCGTAGGAGATGACTTTGTCTGTCACTCTAGTATTGCTTCCGCATATAGCGAAGTAATCCAGAGTTGGGGCGGTACTACTAATGTAGAAAAGGCAATGCAGTCCAACAAGTACGCCGAATTCCTCTCACATATAGTGAGCAAGGATAAGGTATATGTTACTAAGCCAAAATACAGGCCCGGCAACAAACTTGTCTTCTCAAATCTAGATAAAGCTAAAGTTAGATCCCTGAAGGGAATCTATCGCTTAACTCCTAGTGAGGCCGATGCAGTTGACATTATGTCAGCCTATTCGGTCGATGAGATGGACTACAGAACCAACCTCCCTCATTTTAGGTCAAAAGACTATAAAATGGATGACTACAGTCTATCTGTAATGTCTGCAGCACTCGACGTGGTCGCTGATCTGCGCCAGGCACATCCTGATGAATATCAGGTTAACAGTATCGTCTTCGACTATTTAGAAGAGTCGGATCCAACGATCATAGATCGTGTCCGTCAATCTCTAAATGTCGAGAAGATACCGACTGGCCTGGTTCGTGGTAGCACCACTACTATGCCGGTTAGTACAGATGTTTACGATCATAAGATCGGTAAACGGCGTGCAAAGACTTCCAAGTCACAGGACTATAAGTCCGCGCTTAAGAAGGCTAACGATATGCGTAAGATCCATAAGGTTCTTACTACTGGAGAGGACGAGCCGATTAACGTCGGCGGAGTCTCACTACCAGCTAGCGAAATTACCTTACAGGCACTGGAGCAACAAGCTCCGGACCGTAAGACCGCTACCACAGTCACTCGAAGAGAAGACTGCCTGACTTATCAGGTATCGTTTGGAGCACTGCTCATCAAGATGATGAGTACGAGTACTAACTAATGGAACTCCATCAACAGATGTTGAATGGTTCAATGGAACATCTGACTGACACAAAAGTCAGACTAGAGCCGCTCCC